ATTGGCTATTTCACGCCTGCTATCACGGATTCCCGACATCAAGATTGGCGGAAGGACGATCAAAGCGTCCATTTTCTTCAAAGGACTGGAACGGTTTCAAACCACGTTTATCAACGATGTTCGGATGCGAACTTTTGATTCAGCGGTAAAGCGTGGATTTACGCCAGAAGAATTGAAATTGCGGGCAAACTTTATAAATAGTTCTTCGGGACGAAGTAATGCAAAGTTTGTGCCAGAAGAATTAGCAGCAATTATGACCTCGCCTCGTTACGAACGATCACGTTGGGAAATGCTGGCGCAGCCGATTCGCAATGTTGGCGCGCTCGCTCGTTCGGGCGTAAAAGGCGAACTAAATCGGGCGGCGGCAGCGAACCTACAAGACATGGCTGTGACGGCTGCTGGCGTAATTACGCTTTTTCAACTTGCAAAAATGGCTGGATACACGGTAAACTTTGACCCAGAATCCACCGACTTTCTCAAGATGCGGAAAGGCGACGAGGTTTGGGACGTAACTTCTGGACTTGCTCCTCGTATCCGCGATTTGATGCGGCTTTGGGTTGGTTACGATCACCCTGACTACAAGGAGAACTGGATGAAGACTGGCGGAAAGATGATTGTCAGAACGATCAATCCGGCGCTGAAAACGCTAGCGGAACAGACTTCCATTGCCAAGCAGAGATACGAGGGAGTAAAGGAACCAAAATCTCCATTCACCGGGTTCAAATCTCTAGAAGAGCGCGAGGGGCTGATTACACTCGCGCCTCTGATTGTTCAAAGCATGAAACAGGCGATGAAAGAAGACGGGGTTGAAGCTGCGGTGTGGACTGGCGCGCGTGAGTTTGTCGGTTCGTCGGTCAACCGTTACCCGGAGCCGAAGCAATGACCGTCGCGCCGCCAAAAGTCCCCAAGGGCAAACGCTACGCGCACGGCTGTATTTTCCCGGAGGAATGGAAGGATTGGCACCTCTACCTTTACCAATTCGGCATGGAAAAGGGGGAGGAAAAGCTGCGCTGGTTCAAGAAGCTCGTCGCGGAGCTTTGGCCGGACCCGATCTTTATTTGGGACGAGTGGAGCGACCTGTATTTTGGAGCGTTGTGCGGGGCTAAGGATACCGTGCAGCGCGTGAGTGGAACGGTATTCGAGTCGGATATTGCATGGCAGCGCAACGCGATATTCACGGGCGCTTCATCGACCGGCAAGAGCGCCCGCGCCGCCATGTGGGCGCTGTGTTTCTGGCTGTGCGCGCAGGAAAGCACCGCCTGCATCCTGACTTCGACCAGCGTGGACATGCTTGCCCGACGCATCTGGAGCGACATTCAGACGTGGATTTCCAACAGCACGCAGGAATTGCCGCTTCGCTCCATCCCATCGGACTTGGAAATCCGCTGGAACGACAACGACCGGAAGCATTGCATCTTTGGTGTGGCGGTAAAAAGCGGTGGTTCGCCGCAAGAATCAATCGACCGAATCAAAGGTATTCACGCCAAGCGCATCCTGGTCATCATTGACGAGATGACGAGCGTGCCGGATGCCATCGTAAAGGCGTGCCGAAATCTGAACAAGGGCACAATGGAGTATCAGCTTATCGGACTCGGTAACGCCATTAGCATGAGCGACCCGCACGGCGAACGGTCGGAGCCGTTGGCAGGCTGGAACAGCATCACGGTAGAGGACAAGTTCTGGCTGACAAAATACGGCTGCGCCGTTCACTTCGACGCCTTTGATTCTCCGGCCATGCGCGACCCGGAGCGGTTTCACTTCTACCCGAACAAACAGGCGCTCGAAGAAGAAGCGCGCGAGGTAGGTGGTCTGAACTCGCCGGAAGCGTGGAGCGGTATTCGTGGATTCTGGCCTCCAACCGGGTTGTCCAATACCGTGATGGACGAGGCGCTGCTGAATCAGTTCAACACGCGCGACAAAGCCGTGTGGAAAGCGCGCTGGACGATGGCGGCAACGCTCGACCCGTCATTCGAGGGCGGGGACAGGCGCGTATTCTACCCGTTCCGATGGGGCGAATACGCCAACGGCGTGACTGGTCTGGAGTTTCTTGTGCCGCAGATTGTCGAGGTGGATATGACGCAGGACAAACGCTGGATTCACTACCAGATTGGCGATGCCGTGGAGCGGATGTGCAAGGAGTATCGGGTGGACGGCAATCCTGCGCCGATCTTGCCGGAGAACTTCATCATGGATGTCACCGGAGAGGGCGGCGGTTTGTTCAGCATCATGTCGGGCCGTTGGAGTCCGCTGATTCAGTCGTGCGAGTTTGGCGGGGCCGCTGAGAAGGTGCAGATTGCGCCGGATCGTCCGACAACTTGGTATGAACTCTACGCCAACCGCGTGACGATGCTTTGGTATGCGTTTCGGCGATTTATTGAGGGCGGACAGATTCGCGGGCTGACCGATGCCGGAACGATTACCGAGCTAACGAGCCGCAACAAAAAAACCAAGGGCGCGAAGATTCAAGTCGTTCCAAAGAGCGAGATGAAACTGTCGAAGAACCGTTCGCCTGACCGCGCCGATGCTGCCGTGATAGCAGCCGAGTATCTGCGAAGAAAAGGCGTGCAACCGGCGGGAACAACGGGAGGAAGCGTCATTGTAGATGCTTCCGCTTGGAATACCCATGCCGACAAAGTGAATTTGGAAGAAACGGAAGGCGACTACGAAGATTCGACCGCAGCTTTTGCAATATGAATGAGATGAACCTAACCAACAGAACGATGGTGCCGCCTGGGGGATACCCGTTTAAACACCCAGCTACCGGCCACAATTTCAACAGTGGCACATATTCCCTCTTGCTTGGGCAGGTTCGCGACTATTGCACCGCCAACGGATTGCCGCCTATCCCAGAGGCGGACATTGAGCAATACATCTGCGAGCAGCTTGGACCGAAGACCGCACGCCGATTCTGTTCCGGCGACGGCATCTCAGTCAGTGGAGTGGACTTGCAATGGGCCGACATCTGGGCAGGAACAAAAGTGCTGGCATCCTTCATCGTTGGGGGACGTAATACAGTGGATCGTGCGGAAGCGGAACGGCGCGCTGAAATCTGTTTCCTGTGCAGTCGCAACGCCCGATACTCCAAACCGTGTGGCGGAGATTGTCCAGAACTGGCCGATACCGTCGCGGCAATTGTCGGAGGCGAAGGAACTACGCGAGATTTGGACCTCCACGCTTGTTCGGTGTGCAAATGCAGCAACAAAGCACAGGTCTGGGTGCCGATTGAGCATCTAAAACGCGGCGTGACGCCGGAAATTATGCCGCTTTTCCCTGTTTCGTGCTGGAAAAGGGCAGGAATTGAGGCTTTAAACGCGGAAACAGTTTGACTATTTACGCGAACAACGTAAAAACTCTCTACCGATGCCAACCAAAGAGCCTCCAGACGGAAAACTTGCCGACCTTACAGGGTCTGGGGAGCCGGTTAAATCGCGTATATCAGACCCAAAGCACGCGCTGAAAATCTGTCAGCGATTCGTCAATGACGACCGGCTAAGGGCCGCACGTCGCGCCAAGGTTCAGGGAGCATTTGACGGCAACGCACCAAAGGCCCAGGGCGATCTTGTGCGGGCTGGGCGCGGCAATGATTCCAACCTGAACTTCAAGCGGCATCGCGGGAACATTATGAACGCTTGGACGCCGTTCTTTGACATGGTGTGCGAGGTTCCGCTTTGTATTGACGGCGATTTAGAATATGCCGATTCGGCGCAGGACGCGGAATTGATGCGCGGGTTTGCTGAGTATTTTCACAGCATGGTTTTTAACTGGCGCGGGTTTGACGACATGAGTCAACTTTGCGATCTGCAAATGCTTTTACACGGTCCCGGCATTCTTGCGTGGGAAGATTCGCTGGATTGGCGACCAAAAGCGATTTTGGCTGGAAACATGTATTTTCCAGACGGCACCGAGCTTTCCTTGGACAACTGCGAGATGGCGATGGTCTTTACGCCAATGAGCGCCGGCCAACTTTGGCGCAAGATCGAAAACGAGAAAGCCGCAACCGCTGCGGGCTGGAACGTCGAGGCGGTGAAATCGGTCATCATGGACAGCGCCAACAACAACAGCGATGCCTACGGCTGGAATCGCGATTGGCAGAGGTGGAATCAAGCCTTTAAGAACGGCGACATCTACGTGACGCAAACGCAAACCAAACGTATTCAACTTTATACGTTGTTTGTTGAGGAAATGGACGGAACAATCTCTCAAAAGATTGCTCCTGCAAAAGATGGGGAAGCAGATTATGCGTTTATTTTTGACAGCGAAAGCAAGTATGAGGGATGGGATCAGTGCATTTGCTTGTTCCCTTACGACATTGGAGCGGACGGCACGTATCATTCCATCAAGGGATTAGGGACGGACATTTATCCGTTTTGCGCGTTGCTTAACCAGATTGACAACAGCATTGCCGATCTTGTGGTTACGGGCATTAAACCGATGTGGCAACCGACCACAAACGCCAAGCTGGAAGATTTCAAGATGGTCAAATGGGGTGGCGGCAATTTCATTCCCAACGGAATCAATCCGCTTCAGTTGAACATGAGTCAGGGGATCAATCCTGCATTGCAAGTTTCTGCTGCTTTTACGCAAACGTTAATTCAGAACACGGCGGCATCTAATCAGCAAGATTTAGGCGCTCCTACGGTGGAAGAAACCGCTAAGGGCGCAATGATTCGCGCAGCGGAGCGCGCAAAAGTTTCTAAGGGTCTATCTAACCGTTACATGCGGTGCAAGGATCGTCAGTATTCGGAAATGTGGCGCAGGGCAACAAACCCCAATTTGAAGTCGTGGCATCCAGGGGCAAAAGAGGCGTTAAAGTTTCAGGAACGCTGCTACAAACTTTGCGACAAACTTGGAGTTGAGCGCGAGGCATTGCAGGCAGTTACAAACATTCGCGCCAATCGTTCGCTGGGACTAGGAAGCGCAGCTATGCGGATTGAAATTGTCAATCAGTTGATGGCGAACATTGACCGCTTTGATGAAGTTGGTCAGAACGAAATCAAACGCCAGTTTGTTTCTGTGATGACGAGCTTCCATAGCGTTGATTCCATCGTGCCAAGCCTGACGACAGGGCGCGATGCAACCAACGATTCTGCGCTTGCGGCACAAGAAGACAACGGATTCTCCATGCTAGGCGAGGAAGCAGAGGCGATGGTGGTGCCAGGGCAAAATCACGTTCTCCATCTGGAGGTTCACATTCCGTCCATGCAGAAAGACATGGCGGCTTTCCAAGCTGGCGAACATGAGGCAGAAGAGTGCGACAAACGATTGGAGTCAAAGGGCAAGCACGCGGAAGAACATCTTGCCAAACTTGCCGGAAATCCGACGCGCAAACGCGAATACAAACAATTCAAAATGGCGCTGGATGAACTGGCTGCGTTCAAAGATCAACTTGAAGCCATGATTGAAGAGCAACAGGACGCCGAGCCGCCGCAGCCCGACCAGCCGACGCCAGAAATGGCAAAGGTTCAGGGTAATCTGGCAATCAAATCGCAAAAAGAACAATCGACAATGGCGTTGCGTGAACAGAAACAGCAATTTGACCAGCAGATGAAATTGCAACAAGCGCAGTTTGATAAGGCGATAGCCGACGCAAAGGCAGCAGCGGACATCAACCGATCTACTGCGGAAAGTCGCGCTTATACCGCGATGGACATGGAAAAAGCTGCAACCGCAAAAACGATGAGAAATGACTAAAGGGGATTTTATTAAGGAGTGGGGAGCGGACTGGCGTAAGCTTGCTGGCAAGCCGATTTTTGCGGCGCTGCTATCAGCGATAGATGATGAAAGTCCTTCGCGCATTATTGCGGCACGAAGTGATGCGGACGTTTTGCACGGTGGACCTGTGTTGGCCGCTGAGATTCGCGGACATGAGAGGCTGCGAGCTTTTCTTGTTTCCCTTTCGACGGAGCATGAAAAACATTTTGAACCAGACGACAAATTTGCAGAAACCGAAAAAATATGAGCACTACCATTGCGGAAGCCCCGCCAACCGAAAACAAGACAAGCCCGTTTCATGCGGCGTTGGAAAATGCGTTTAAGGGGGATGAAACGTCTCCAGTTGAAATTAAAACAGAAGCAACCCCAAAGTCTGCCGAGGTTATTAAGGAAACCGCCAAGTCGGTTCCTGACACATTGTTTAAGAAACCGGAAGCCGACGCAAAATCAGCAGACGAACCTTCGCAAGCAAAGGTCGCTGCGGATGAAATTACCGAACCGCCAAAACTGGACGCCAAGGGTAAGGCCGGTTGGGAGGCGTTGAAGAAAACGGCGCGCGAAGAATCTACCAAACGTGCGGAACTGGAGAAACAAATTGAGGAATGGAAATCCAAGGGCCGCGATCCCGAGACGTTGGAAAAGGCGTTGTTGGAACGCGACAAGAAGCTGTCTGAGTATGAGGCAAAAGTGGCGCGGGTTGATCTGGAATCGAGCGAAAGTTTTCAACGCGAAATTGTAGAACCGTTTAATCGTGAGATACAACGCGCCAAAGCGTTTGCCGATGAAATTGACGCAAACCCAGAGGAACTATCGGAGGCACTGTCTCTTGTTGGCAAAGCGCGAGCCAATGCTCTGCGCGACATGGGGCTTGACCTTGACCCGGTGCAAAGCGGGCGGCTTGGTCGCATTATTGAAAAGATGGACGAGCTGCATGAACGCGCCGAGTCCGAGCGGTCTAACGCCAAAATGTTTTTGGATCAACGAACGGAACGCGAGCGGCTAGACAAACTATCTGAGCATGGAGAGTTTGTTAAAACCAAGTTTTTGCAATTTGAGGACACCACCAAACGGCTAAAGTCGCGGTTAGAAATTCTCAACCAAGTGGATGGGCATGAGGATTGGAACACCAAGTCGAAAGCCGTAGTGGAAAACGCCCGCGCCTATATTCAGGACAATCCCTACGCCGATGTAGAAGCGGTGATTGAAGCCAAGGCAATGCCGGTTTATCGTGAACTTTTTCTGGAAACACGCGAACGCGAGGCCGCGCTAGAATCCAAAGTTGCTGAGATGGAGAAGGAACTGAAAGCGATTCACGGACGTTCGCCGTCACTGACGCAACGCGGCGCTGCGGCAACCACCGGCAATTCAAAGCCATTTAGCTCCATGATTGCGGAGGCTTTTGGGCAATGATCCTCGTCATTGCTTTCTGCCAGAAGGATAAAGCAACTACCGTTCGTCTTGCCAACTGGCTTGCCGAATTGGGAGGAACGTCAAAACATGATCTGCTGCTAGCATTTCACGAAGACACCACGCCGGACCCGATTCACGAAATCCTCAAACCGCACTTCAACCACGTTGGCGGATTCAAAATTAGCGACCCGGAAACAACATATCCGGCTATTGCTAATATCATGTGGCATGAGTGCGTGAAGACCGTTGCAGAACAATTCAATGTGCCGTGGTTCTGGATGGAACCGGATGCCGTGCCGCTGGTGCCGGATTGGTTGGACAAGATCGAGGACGAATATCTTGCGGCCAAGAAGCCCTTCATGCTTGACCGGGTGACAACGCCGACGCGCTCGCACAATAGCGGCGTTGGCGTCTATCCTGGCAGAGTGCGCGACTTCACGCTGCGGCTGTGGGAGCTTGCAAACATCCCGTGGGACGTATTCTTGGCGGAGGAGTTCACGCCGTTCACGCATCACACAGGGCTGATTCACGACAAGTTTTATCGGGTTTGGGAAGACCCGAGCAGCGGGCCTCCGGTATTTCCTGACGCCGAATCGCTATCCATCATTGAACCGGGTGCCGTGCTTTTCCATCGCAACAAGGATGGCAGCTTAATGGATCGTCTGCGCGAATCGCGGGGTGGTGTAATTGCAGCACAGCCGCACTCATCGGCGGTAGGAGCTTGTTCAAGTCAAGCCCCCGCAACTGTGGACACGGACGCGCTGTTGCGGCGCATTGCGGAACTGGAGGAAAAACTAAAAGCCCAAACTGTAACAACTCCGGTTACAGACGGCAAAAAGCAGCGCACGCCGGAACAGATTCAGGCCGCGAAGGACAGAATGGCAAAGGCGCGAGCAGGGAGAAAGTTGTGAACTGCGACATCTTCATTCGTAGCTACGAAAAGGATTTTGAGTGGCTAAAATACTGCCTTCGTTCAATCCAGAGATTTGCTACCGGATTCAGAAACGTAATTGTGGTGGTTCCAAATGGTCAAACGCCACCAACCGGACCAGTCGAAAAAGTTTTCTATGTCCATGAAGGATGCGATGGATACATGCACCAGCAGCTAACCAAGCTGCACGCGGACTGCTTTTCCGACGCCGAGGTGTTTCTGTTTATAGATAGCGATACCATATTCACTCGGCCAATTTCGGCCCGTAATGCGTTTGATTCGTGGCTCTACACACCATACTCCAGTCTGAATGATCCAAACACAATGACATGGAGGAAGGTTGTAGAGAAAGCCATTGGGGTATTTCCAGAATACGAGTTTATGCGGCGACATCCGTTGAGCGTCCAGAAATGGATGCTGCAAGGATTGCGCGATTTTTTTTGGCAGAAACACGGCATGAGCTTGGAAAGCTACATCATCGCGCAGCCGGGCCATGAGTTCAGCGAGTGGAATGTCATCGGAGCGTGGCTGTGGTATTTTCATCGCAGCAAGGTGCAATGGCAAAACACGGATGAGAAATTGGGCGTCCCGTTCGTGCATCAGTCGTATTCGTGGGGCGGCTTGACCGACGACATCCGCAAGAACCTGGAGGCGGCGTTGGCATGATTTACACCTTCGACACAAAGCGGTCGCAACTGCGGGAGGGATTCTATCAGACCGGCAGCGGGCCGCGTCGCGTGCTGATTGTCGGCTCCTGTCGCACGATGGCGTTCCTGAACTATCTCGCAACGTGGAACGAGATGAGCGGAAACGGACTGACAATCCGTTACATCAACCCGTTTGACTGGCACTGGAACTCAGTGGACGAACTGGTGGACTTGGAAAAGGCAATTGACGCTCTGGAAATCAACAGCGGAATCCTTTCCGTGATAGGAGACACCGAGATATTCATTCACGAACACTACGGAAACTACGGGATGTTCAATACCTCGCGTAAGGCATCCAAGAATATCTACCAGTTCGGGATGAAAGCGGAAACCGACATCAGCATCCCAAACTTTCACGATCACTTCATTCTCTACAACGATTTCGCGGCGTTCGGCGAAGTGCCGGAAGATTGGAAGGAGCGTGGATTGGAAGCGGTGGAAAAGTTTTGCGACCTCTGCGCTAAAACCAGCTTCCCTGAGATGGCTGATTACTTCCGAAACAACTGGCGGCATACGCGCCTGTTCTGGACTCCAAATCATACCGGCGCGCTGTTCACGCTTTACCTATTCCGGCAGATGAATGACAAGTTTTTGCATTTTCCTATGGAAAACGAGTTCTGGCAGCAGATTTGCGGTGACGATATGTTCCGCGATCCACATACTCCAGTCCATCCAAAGGACATCGAAGCCTACGGCCTAACCTGGAATTAACATTATGATTGAAACGCTAAATTGGGGGAGTCATCTTCCTGCGCTTATGGCCTGCGCGGCAGTATGCGAAGGTCCTGTTTTGGAAATTGGATGCGGACACTTCTCAACGCCATGCCTTCACGCAATTTGTTCGGCGCTAAATCTTCCGCTGGTCACAACTGAATTGGACGATAGCTGGAGAGAACAGTTCACAAGCTATTCCACACACGGACACCAAGTTCTTAAACAAACAGACGCTCTGTTGCAAGAACTAGCAAAGCAGCAATGGGGATTGGTTTTCGTAGATGACCAAGCGGATACGCGAGTTGACCGACTTAATTTGTTCTTCGATTCCGCTCGGTTTGTTTTGTTTCACGACGCTAATTTCCTTGAATACAAACAAATTTTGGATGAATGGATCGCGGGTCGCGGATGCTTCAACCGAACTTATACGCGTTACGGCCCATTTACTTTAGTCGTATCCAAAACCCATCCAATTCCTGAGTTTGGATAGGCCATGAAAATTGACCGAATAATGCTGGTTTGGGATGGAAACCCATTTTATGAGGGTTTTTACGAAATGCACCAGCGTATTTGGGCAAAGCTTGGCATTGAAACGGCCTTGGTATTTGTTGCAAATGGAGAAAACGAACATTTGATCCCGTCCACCGGGGATGTTCGCGTTCTTTACGACAAGAGCAAAGTTCCGTTTACCCCGCCACCCGGACGCAACTGGAAAGCGACAATGGCAATTATTCATGGGCCGCGCCTGTTTCCGGGAGAGGTAATTAGGGTTTGTGGAATGGATCAATTTCCCGCCAGCCGACAATTTACTGATGCAGTGGACAAGGTGCCTTATGACGAATTAGCAACCTCCATCGGAGACATTACCCACGTTCCGACTGGCAGTATTGTTGCTCACCACGATGTATGGACTCGCATAATGAATCCGGCTCCAATGGATTTCACAGAGCTTATTGAATGGACGTGGGAGCGAAAGCCTGGCGCAAATTACGGATACGCAGAAACCTCTATCGGCTGGGGAAGTGATGAGGTGACATTTGCTAATTTAATGCAGCAATGCCAAGGGCTGAAAGTGCGAACTCTTTTTCGTGACTGCTGGACCGATTGGCTGGATCGCACACTTGGTATTACGCAGATTGCACCCGACGATCAATTATTGAAAGAAGGATACTACACCGAACTTCATATTCGCCAACCATTGTCGGATTGTGACAAAAAAACATTCGAGAGGCTGGTTGAAATACTGTAATGGCGTTGGGTTTCCAAAATAATTGTTGACCTTTTTACGGAAGTGCCGTAAAAACCTGTTCAGAGGTTCTATTCAGCCGTGCTCCTCCGGTAAAACTTGGGCTGTATCACAGGGATTGGCCCGCCTGAAACCAAAACGTGCGCCCGCTATCGGCGGGAATTTCGCACGGTTTCACGTCCACGCACTTTTTAGAATCCTACTACCATGTCCTGTCCTAATCCGTTTGCAGCAATTCAAATCGCTACCGAGCATCTCGGCAGCGAAATCTATGGTATCCCCACTCCGGCGACGCCTTACTTCAACTTTGTCGAGCGCGGCACGTTTCCCAAGAACGCGGGCGTCACAATGTCCACGTTCATCGCCGGGCGCGTCGAACCTGACAGCAAATCCGCTGGCTGGTCCGCTGTCACCCTGGCGGGCGCGGGGTCCGGCGCCACTGGCCCGTCCATCACGGGCGGCATCTGCGCGGACAGCTTTACGGCTGTTCCGGTCGGATTCGATACGCTGCAATACTCGCCCCGCAAGCTCCAGCTTCAAGGGCCGTCCATCTGCCGCGACACGCTCACCTACGCGCATCAGCCGACCAAGTTTATCCAGCAGCATTACATTCCTTCGCTGGCGCAATATGTGAAGCGCAAGATCGACTTGGAGTTTCGCGACCAGATCATAAAGTTCTCGAACAAGATGTCCCTCGCTGCGGGTGGCTTCGCCAATGTCGTCACCGCAACCAATCCAACCACAAAGCCTACTTCTCAGTTAAACTGGTCGTGGCTGGATGGCGTGGCTGTTCGTCTAATTGGCGACGGCGCTGCCAACTCGGATGGCGACGTGATCGAGATGGGGCCGGATGGTCCCGTGTTCCCGGCATTCATCAGTATTGAAGCCCTCAACCGCCTGTTCCAGAATGGTCCCGCGTCTGATCCGAGTCTTTATCGGCAGGACTTTCGTATTGCCGATACCGGCAAGGGTGCGATGGCTGAAACCATGAAGGCCATTGGTGCTTCTCGGCAGATCAAAAACTTCCGGTTTGCTCCGGTCACAAACGCGCCGCGCTTCACTTGGAACAACAGTACGTTGGTCGAGGTTGAGCAATTCGAGTTCGTTTCCGCCACGCACGGCCAGAAGTCCACCGAAACCAGCGCGTATCAGAACGCGGAATACGAAGCCATCGTAATTCCGCATCGTCGCCAGTTCAAGGCGGACATCCTGACTCCTGACTACGCCGGTCTGGACTTCGATCCGTGCATGTGGACGGGCGAATGGAAGTTCGTCACGGGCGGCGAGCGCATCGGCTTGGATAACGCAGCCGGTTCGTGTTTTGACCCGCTCCACAAGTGGGGCGCGCACTTCGCGGAGTTCGTCTATGCGCCGGAGCCGATCCACACCAACTACGGCTGGGTGCTGTTCTACAAGCGGTGTGCTGGCGATCAGGCGCTCACGGTCTGCACCAGCGGAGCCTAATCCAACCGCAACCCTCAACCGGGGCGTCCTGCGAAAGCGGGATGCCCCTTTGGGCTAAAAACCTATGGCGAATATCACCGTAACGCTTTTTTGGGATATGGACCTGCGGAAGTGGACAACCACTTTGGACGGCACGACTGAAACGGACCCGATTCAGGGACTCGTCCAGGGCGACATCGTAAAGTTCGCCGTTCGGTTCGTGCAGGGCGGTGTGGCGGTGGCGTTGACCGCTCCTGTCTTTACGGCATCTGCGATAAAAGCTGACAACGATTTTACGGGCAGCTACCTCATCCAACTTTCCGCGCCTGTCCTAAGCGACACCACGCTCTACACCTTCACCGTCTCGCCTCTCAACAGCGCGAACCTGAACACGTTTTTGCAGACGTATCGGAACACCTGGTGTGCCTTGGAGATTTATGACAGCGCCAACGGTATCCTTACGACGCCGCTGGAACTGCAAATTACGCCGGGATACAGCCTGAGCGGGACGCCGACAGACAATGTGGCTGGCGTTATCTCCGTCGCCGCAGGCAAGACCGTCACTTTCCCGCTCTCGCTCACCTTCCCGGCGGCGGCAGGGACGAACGGCTACCACCTTGCGCTGCTTAACTCAACCACCGGCACAACGGAATGGGTAGTGGACGCGACTGGCAGCGGCACCGTGACGACCACGGGCACGATGACTGCCAACGCCATCGTTCTCAGTAACGGAACCACGGTCATAAAATCCACAACGACCGGCGCGGGCGTAGTGACTGCGCTAGGAAACACACCCAACGCCGCAGGCGGCATCGTGACCTTTAGCGGAAACATTGGCGCAGCCACGGTAACGAGCCTCAACGCCGCAACCGGCACGCTGACGCTCGGCGCGCAGACGATCAATCTTGCGGCGGGGGCTGGAGGTGCTGGCGGCTCGATCAATCTCGCGGCTGGTAGCAATTCCGATTCGGCGGGCGGCAGTATCAATTTAAGCGGAGGATCAGTATCATCGAATGAGGGTAATTACGGTGGCAGCATCAACCTAAGCGGGTCCAGCGGGATCAACGGGGATCTTTCCCACGGCGGAAGCATCGACCTGAGTGCGGGTGATGGGGTTAATTGCTCAGGGGGCTCGATCAACCTAAGCGGTGGGGCCGCAATCTTCGGAGGCTCCATCAACACCAGCAACGGAGGCGGCTCCATCAACACCACCGCAGGCGGCAGCATCACGACCGGCATAGGCAGCCTGACCGGCCCGAGCGCCACCGGCACCATCGCGC